AAAGAATCTTGTTGTGCTGGAGTATATTTAGCAGCTTGACGTTGTGCGAGATCAGATGGAAGATTAGATAGTTCCTTATGAACAGTTAATAATTTACTAAGGCTATCTACTTTCTTTTTGTCTGATTCTGATAAACCTGCCGCAAATGCTGCTGCTTTTAAGTTTTCAGACACTATTGACCTCTTGCTATAACCTGCTGATAAAGAATCGCTACATCACCAGTGTCATCATAAGGAATCATATCAGCTAAAATATCTGATAGTTTTCTTTGTGCAAACTTAGATTGCATCATTAATGCTTCTGGTCCAGGACCATCACCAACTGCAACACCTGCAGTGACTGGTTCATCCCTACGCTCTGATGGAGCAAATAATGGTGTTACTGGAGTTAATGGATTTCTAGGTCTTCCACCGACATCATCAGCAGATCCAGTTGTTTTTGCTAATGGTACTTGAGATTTAATTGCGCTAGTCTCTACGCCTTCACCATAATATGATGATGGTAAATCTGTTCTCTTTGAGAACTTACCAGGACCTGATGCTCCTGCTAATGGGCCTCTAGCCATCTTTGTTCTCCTTAATAGTTTCTAAATCTTGTGCGAACTGTTGCCAGACTTTTGCTTCTTGGCTTTTTTGTTGCGAATTATAAATACTCATATTGTGCAGATCTTCTGCAAGCGCTTCAAATGCGCTAATTAAATTTAATGCAAATCCTGTTATTACTACTAAAAAATCTGATGAACGAACTGGGCGCTGTAGATCATCATCCATAACGCCCAGCTCCTTTCTAAATTATTTACTTCTTTACTGACTTACCTTTACGGCCTGGTGCTGCATATCCGAAGAACACTTTTCCGCCTTCTTTTCCTGCTGGCTTATTCTTGCCCTCAGTTGGCTTTGCGGTTGGTGCTGCTGCTCTTGATCCCTTATTCATTTTCCACCTCCTTACGCTCCGCCAATGGCGGCGAGTAGTTGACCTATATCTGGTTGAGATTGTCCAGTAGCAGGGGCCGCACCGACTTGTTGTTCTTGAGTTGGCTGCGAGGCAGGGGCGGGGGCCGCACCTGCTACTGGAAGTTGTGCTGCACCAGGTAATGGTTGCTCTACTGGTTCTGGTGCAAATGCTTTTTCAATTACTGATTCTAAAGATTGTCCCTTTTGACGACCCTGGATTACTTCTGCGATTCTAGAAATGATTTGAGTTGGGTCTTGACCTTGCGAGGCAAGTGCGGGTATAGCTTGTGCATACTGAGCAACAGCAACCCGAAGAGAATCGCGCATCTCTTCAATGTCAACCCTCTGTTCTTCTTGCGTAACATTTAAATCTAGTGGTATCTCTCTGCGAACATAGTCGCGGCTAACTAACTTATCTGAACGCATTTGTAGTAATGCAATAATGGCTCGGTTAGGATCCATTCCAGACATAATTCCATAACGAACATCTACTCCATACTCGCCCTTGATATCGCGAGATGGAACATACTTCATTGTGTAAGGAGTACCGTCATCGGTTCCCTTAATAGACTTAGTAACATTACCAAAGATCTTCTCATCTACTTCAAAGCATAGACCGATTACATCTTGGAATAACTTAGCAAACTGTGCTTGCGCTGCTTTGATCTGTGTATCAAAGCCTGCTTGTAATGCTTGAACTCCACGACCAGTAATAATAGAAGCATCTAGTTGACCTGAACGAGACTCAGGATATCTAGCACCTAAGCGAAGTTCTCGCTCTAGTACGCCAGACTCTGTAAAGACTCCTGCTGGTAGTTCTAGTGGAACTCTACGAATACCTTGTGGGTTAGCAGAACGCATAATTGAATCTGGACCAAGTGCAAGTTCTTGCACATCCTGTGGAATAGCAATAGGTGCTTGGATAGATTTCTCTGCTGCTTGAATCTGTAGAATAGCAAATCTTGCGCGAGCAAGTTGTACTGATAGAACATCATCAAACTGTCCGCGAGCTTCGCCATCTAAAGATGAACGAACTGCGACTCTTGCTAAACACTTACCAATTGGGTTTGGTGTGTTAGATAAAATTAAGTTGTTACGCTCTGGGATAAAGAGCATATCTTGGTCTTTATCGTGGTAACGCATAACTGATAGATAAGGTGATGCTGATTGATATACGCTACGAACATTTAGAATTTCACTAGCGTACTCAGGAAACTGTGCTGCTAATGATTCAGCATCTGATACAACAACCTGTGTTAAGGATGTGGTACGACCAAAACGGTCAATCTCTGGATACACACCGAATGGGTTAAGTAGTCGGATGCGGGGATTGTTACCTTCATAATCCATCTCAACGAGAGCAGGTAACATACCATAGGTGTTAAACCAGTCAGCTCCTGAGTACATCTGTAATGGTAGATCTGATGCTGCAACATAGTAGTTAGCAATACGAGTTCTAATATCAGCAGCCTTGCGCTGAGTATCTGAAACCATATTGGTAGCTGAGCAGTTAAATGATGGCATAGGTGCCATTGCTTCTGCTAGGTCTCTTGCTGCTACATCAATAAAGTTTGCAACTAATGGCTTTGGATAATCCTCTGAGAACATAGAAGGATATACCTTAGAGATATCACCTTGACGAACTGAGAGTACATCTCGCATACGTTGATCACGAGAGGCATACTTGGTCTGTAGTCTCTGCGCTTTTGCGTAGATCTCTTTAACTGTTAACAATTGTTCTCCTTAAATAAAGGTACGTTGCTTTTCGTTAAGCATCTCATCTATGTTTATAACCATTCTCTTGCGCTTTTCAGAACTTGATAGGAATGGGTTACTCATATGATGCTTAGCGTGTATACCTTGGTTGAGCATCTCTCTTGCTCGGATCTCACAGAACCATAAAGCCATAACCATATCGGTCTTGCCTTTGGTAGTGGGTGACCAAGTAATTAACTGTTCTATTAATGATTTAACATTTTCAGTTTGATCACTTGGAAGATGTATTAGATTATCTCTATGGTGTTTACCATCTTGTTGCTTAGTTCCAAATAAGGTAGACATAGAGGCTACACCGAAGCCTGCATCCCATTTGTTGTTACCAGTGTGATGCTCTCGTAATATAACACCACGAGTTGCAAGGTGTGCTCTAATACCTTCATCTTGGGTTAAGAAAGATTGGAAAGCATTTCGCTCTACAATCCATTCACTAGGACCGTAGATAGAGGTCCAGTTAAATATCAAATCTCTGATTTGTGCAGGAGTAGGTCTAGTAATCTTTATAGCATCTACTATATAACGCTTATGGTTAATGCGATCTATCGCATAGCAGATAGCTGCAGTATCTCCAACCATAGCTGGATCTAGACCGCAGATTATAGAAAAGCCGTTTAAATCTTTTGGGTGACCAGGATGACCTGGGGTAAGGCGACCACTCTTACGCATACCATCAATAGAGCCGCGAACGCACACAGGATCAAAAACTGCATCATCAGAGATGTCTTGTTGCTGGTATATGAGCGCCCAAGTTGAAGCATCCATACTCTGTCGCTCATTGTAAAGATTGCGCCCGTTCCATCTTGGGTATAAGCCATCTTCGTTTTTATCCGTTTCAGCTTGTCCATCAAAGGGTTGATCTGAGGCAGGCCATAGAGTCTCCCACTTCTCAGGGGATTCATCTGCGGCTAGGAGTGCTGGCATAGCCAAGTAGGTCCAAGGAACTAATCCACCAGGGTATCTATCTGGGTTGCGTAGTTCTTTATATAGGTCAACTGAAGCTACGCGAGTTCCAATGATAATAAGTTTACCTGTTGGGTTAAGACGAGATCTAACATCTTGGGTAAGCCATTTGATCTGTCGTTCAAAGTCATTAGCATTTGATAGGGTCACAGCATCGTCAACGATAATCATATCTGCACGTTTACCGTAGATCTGACCACCGATACCAACTGCTTCTATGTTGGGATCCTTTTCGCTGGATTCACGCAACTCATCACCGAAGGTAACACGAGTTGCTTGCCAGGAGGCTGACTTAGATTTGAACCCAACCCCAGCAGCGTAGGCAGTCTGTAATTCTTCATACATTGGATGTGTTAAACGTTGCTTAATAGCGTAGAGAAAGTCTGCTGCTAAGCGCTGGGTTTGGGAGACTATTAGGATTCTAAAGTTAGGGTTCTTACAAACTTGCCAGGTTACATAATCAACTGTGATGGTGATGGACTTGGCGTGGTTAGGAGGTATGTTGATAAGGATGCGATTATTCGCAATGCCCTTCTCATACTTCATTGATGGATGTAACCAAGAAGGCTCTTGTCCTTCTATGACATCTACTAAATTCTGTTGGTGGGGAAAGGTCTTATTATGAAGGAAGCGTTCCCTAAACTCTGCGAAGGATAGATCGTGAGCATCTCCTGATGCGAACTGCTTGTCCTTAAGACCTAGCCTAGTTCTGTCTATCTTGTCCGCGAAGACTTTGTCAGTTCTACGATAGTACTCGTAGGTCTTCATAGATTTACCTGCGGAGGCACAGGCCTGTTCAATTGTAAATGCTTCTGCTACGCAGTTGAGAATAATTCTCTTTGCGATGTC